TTAGAACTCCTTCACATCTGCGCCAGGAGACACGCTCCAGATCGAAACAGGCGACCCGTTTACACCTATTAACCTTGCTTTCAACCCATTTCCGCTTGCTCTTGGTACGGCTAAATTTGTAGCAGATGGATTTATAGCCCAATCTCCACCATTTAATATGACACTCATTTCAACTACGCCACCATTATCAATATCTATTATAGGTGTTTGCACTACCGGGCTTTGTTGATCAATTGGCAGAAAGCCATTGACAATAATAGATGGTCTGAATGATGGGTTTCCCTGAACGCTAACACGAAGTTGCCCACCCTTAACAAATTCTGTTGCACAAGTATTCATGACAATGCAATACGGATTTACAAAATCAAATGCATAGCAAATTGACTCCCCATCCATTGGCGTGCAGTTTTCAGCAGTACAATTGGTCATGGTGGTATATTGCATTCCTGACATTCTAAATGACAACTGGTAACCGTTAACCTGAACAAGGCGCATATCCATAGAAGTGCCTATTACTTTTATTTGACCATCCCTAAAATCTTCAAATAAAACTCCAGCATATCCTTTCCCTGGATATTGTGGGAAACCGACCATTTCCATTACGCCAGAGAACGGCGCATAAGAGAAGCATCCGATATAAGCACATTCAAAAATTGACTGTCTGATAACTGGTGCTGCTGATTTTCCTAAAAACAGTCCGTAATAATTTCTATAAGAATCTACATTTTCTTGTGTTAAGCCAAGCCTTCTAAACATGCAGTTTTCAACTCTACCGTTAACACAAAATGAACTCATTGAGTTATCTGTTAGATCCCATTGTTTTGGTATAAAAGCACATAATGCATCCACCTGAAGAATTACTTCTCCATTTTTTGTGAGATCTATTTTGTCATTTGTTGTTTTATAAAAAACTGTCGCTTCAGCCTTTCCCTGTCCTCTAATTCCCATATTGTCATAAATTGGGATTGTTTTTGATGTATTTATGTTTCCAGCAGGAGCCTCTAGAATGCATTTGTTTGAGCGGGCAAAGTTAGTTGCAAGAGTTATAGCTGTTGCGTTATCTGTGACTCCGTCAGGTTTCACCCCCCAAAATTGCATGTCGTAAGTGGTAAAATTAATTCGTCTCCATACCATCGTTCCAGTTTCTGGCTTGATTACAATTCCACCATCATCAGCCCACGCCTGAATGTTATCAACAGACTCGAAAAAGCCGCCACCAAGGTGGTTTTCAGCATGTGTAGTGCTAGCTGCTGATGCTACGTATACAATCTGCCCTGCCTCCTCTGGAACACAGGAGCGAAGCTCTGAAAGATTGAGAAAGCGGCCAATAGCGTTAAATCCTGTTTTATCAATTAATGAATCATGTGTAGCTTTCAAGATCTCCAGCTCAATCTTTACGGTTGTGCCTCCATAACCAACCAGAGATGCGCCATCAGGGCCAGAAAGCTCAGCCCTTAACTGGTCTGGAGAATATTTAAGTAGATCAGGATAATAGAATTGTTGTGCACCATATGCATCATAAACAGCCATGGAGTGATTCTGTACAGTTACGAACTTGGCAATCTGTCCGTTATATACCGGATAACCAGCAGCGTTAATGGTGATTGGTTGCGAAACAGGGACGTGAGAACCATCTTCGTTCTCCACATAAACCTGAATCTGGTTTTCAGGATTTACAGGGTCAGTGTCAATTTTACCAATATAAATTTTGCCATTGGCAACCGCTTTAAAAGAACGCGCCATAGTGAAGAGTTGCGAAGGCATGCTCACTACAACATTGGCTGTAATGTCTGTCATTTAATTTGCTCCAGATACAAGGAATCGCCGCAGCATGGCTACGGTGAATTTTGGGCATAAAAAAACCCAGCCGAAGCTGGGTCGTTGCGTTGATGATTGACCTGCACTTTTCGTGCAGGTAGTTAAAATGGTTGTAAGCCTTTCAGCCCTGCGGCATTCTCCAGACTTTTCTTAACGCTTGCAGTTACGGAATAGCAATCTGCAATTCTTCCGCAAAATCTGGTCGCAACCGGAGAGCCAAGCAATCGCAAAGCGGGTTCCATTTCGTCTCTCCATATTCTGTACATGGCATCAAGATGAATGCACGCCGAGTTCAGGTTATGAACATTCATCCTCCAATCAAAACAACTCATCTCATTATGTTTCGACTTGCCAATGAACTCGCCTTCAAGTGGAATACGAGCTGCAAGTGACAGAGCTTCGGTAAACTGCTCATCGCTGATTTCTTTGTATGAACACCCAAAATGAGATTTCAGTGACGACCACATGGTGATCATCGCCTTCGCCTGTTTTTCTTTTGGCAGAGACTGACCGCGACTCATGACGAGTTGTTTAATGGCTTCCTGCTGTTCAGTGGTAATTTTACCCGGCAACGCCTTTTTAGCTTTGCGTGGGTTAACTACATGACCTTTAGTCCAGTATTCGTAGAGCACATCGTCACACTCTTCCTGATACTGGATTACCTTGTCGCGGATTTCAGGGCGGACTTTGTTAGGGCTAATGGTTTGCAGCCAACCTGCAAGTTTGCGAAGTGCCAAACAAATAATCTCACGGCGTTGTTCATCACCAGGAAGCTGCATTGTGATTTTCACAATGGAGGTTTTAAACCGCTGCTTCATTTTCGTAAACTGTGAAGCCCAATCCATACCCATGCCTTCAACGATAGGTTTCATTGGGGTATACGGTTCGCCGTTGTGATTGACAACATAAAGCTCTGCGCCGTGGAATGGTACATTGATAGTAGATACTGCTGTTGCTATACTTTTCATGTCGTTAATTCCTATGTGTGGTTTTACGATACCGAAGCCCTGACTGTTCCAGCAGTTGGGGCTTCAACTTTCTGCTCTATCAGTTATATCTTTCCCTTCATATACTTCACCTATATTGCTAATGCTGGCAGAACATCCAAGATGCTTGTATCTTATGATGTCCAACACGCAGTCACTACACAGCATCCGACCTGTTTCTTTAGAGTAAATGTATGTTTGATCAGCGTCTGATTCGCTAATGCCGCAGAAACAACATTCTTTACTCATACAGTTATCCCCTCTCTCTTCAGGCTGTCCATCACCCGTTTAATTACTTCTGCGCTGAATGAGCGACACTCTTCCTTTGCTTTTTCTTCAAGAATTTTTTCTAGCTTCTCTGGCATACGCAGTGTTTTTACCTTCATTGCATCCTCCGTTGTATGTGGTACGCATACATAGTATTTAGGTACGCATTGATAGTCAATAGATACCTACATATCCTGTGGTAAAAAATTATTCAGGATGCGCCGATGTCTGATCGTAAGTACAAAAACCCTCAAGTGAATCTGAGGCTTCCTGTAGAGATAAAGGAACGTCTTATTGAACTGGCTGAGGCTAATTCTCGTTCATTAAATGCTGAGATGGTCGCGGCACTTGAAGCGTGGACCGAAAAAAATAAACACATTCAAGCACTAGACCTTGCAACTATAGCATCACGATTGATAGATCTTGAACACGATGTTGAGGCGCTAAAGACCATGTATGGTAAGGATGAAAAATGAACAAAAAACAGTTTATTAAGTCAACAACGTCAAGCAAGGAAGAGCTAGAGAAGGAGCTAAACTCCCTGAAATATGCTCTGTGCCTGGTTTACTCAAGACTGCCAATGGAAGATAAAAACGCCATTTACAATGAAATGATTAGCAGCCTTGATTTTAACGATAGAGACCTAGCATCCCACCTCAACAGCTTCCGCGTCCCTGAGTAATTCTGTTGCGGATTTGCTTCTTGCGGTGGTTTAAGCTGGAGAGCTTGGCTTCTGCTTCTGATATTTGCGCATCAAGATCTTTAAGCTCAAGATCTGAAAGTCGCTGGTCAAGCAGGGTTTGGTTCAACTCAATGTTGTTCAGGCGTTCTTCTATGGTCATGATTTCTCCTTGTTGAGGTTGATGTGAAACGATTGATTGTATACGCACTCTTTTGTTAGCTAGTAGCTTTGCTTAATCGCAAGATAAAGTTTCTGATTAATCCCTAAAAATCAAAAAATAAAGTTAAAACAGGTACATGATATGGAATGGATCATAGGATTTGTTGTTCTTATCTTCATAGCCAGTATGTTTAAACCAAGAAGTTGCGATATCTGTGGTGCTGGATTTAAGAAAAAGTACTTCACATGGACTATCGATGGAAAGAAACAGCATCTTTGTCCGTACTGCAACAGTAAAATGGAGAGACGCAACAGCGATAGGCGCTTTAAGGATCGATTTGGTTAACCATTTTATCTCCAACAAAAAACCCACCTGACGGTGGGTTTTATTAGTGCTTGTATAGCTTGAACTCCCTGTCGAGCCATAAGACATAAAAAGTGGCTCCTATCTTATAACCAACCATAGGTGCCTTAGAGCAAAATCTGAACGCAATGAAATCCACATCTTGAGTAACATGCTTAGGAATCGGAGCCTTTATCGCGTTTCTGGCAATTTTTTCCGTCCCAAGCCCGTGTTTATCAGATTTTCGTATCTCATCCCATGACATCTGACTTAACCTGAACAGCCTATCTGCAAATGCTGCCTTTTCATGCTTTTGGCAGCAATCTAGGCAATACCCCTTTTGTAGGTATCTAAGAGAAAATACAGGCGGACTTTTGTCTACATCATGAGATTCGTGATGGATAGAGAGGCCAACAGTAGCAGAGCTCTCTTTATCCCTCTGTTTTATTCTTCCCTTAACTCTAGACATACACGTCAGTTAATTAACGTTTTGAAAAAACCTTTCATAGAATCAAGCGTGATTTCTTGGCTAACCGCACCCTCAATGTAAGCATCTTTCCATGGCTGCTCTTCGTGAGTCATATTGCGCAGTTTCCAGGCAGAAAACTGACCATAAACTTTATACACCTCATCCAGCAATTCAATTTCATCTTCACTGAATTTTTTAGCGTCAAAGTTTTCTGGCGCAGGTAAAGCGCCGTTACCACAGTCCCTATATTTACGATACAATTCAGGAACTACTGGCCCATGCATCCAGGCTTCAATTTTCTCATTAAATAGCGGCTTACCCAGAAGAACCAGAGAAAACCCTTGGGCATAATACGTCAACTTCTGAATTTTTAGGTTAGAGATAATGTCGCCACTTTCTTCATCGCAATGCGCCAAGAAGTAGTCGGCGACATCAAAACAAGTGAGCATAAACATACCTCCATCTTGATAGCCGCAGCTAAGTATCCAACTATGTCAAATGTCATTTAATACTATAACAAAGCTATCAGCAATCCTTCGGAGGCTAACTTACAACCACTTTAGCGACATGTTTAAACCATTACGTTTCACATTTACTGCATTTTCACCGAAGTTACCTATAAGGTAATGTCACATTTCCTGCAAGTTTCATGCAATGTTGAAAAGTAAGCTATTCACGTTTCTATGACACCAAACACCAAAAATAGCACTTTTTGCTAAATCATTCGTCCAAGTTGTGGATGGTTTGTCGTTGACACGTTTTCACACACCACTCCACCAATAAAGTATCATCTGGTATCCTGCGCAAAACTAAGGAGGTTGGTGTGAAGCAATTTCTTGCTGCTATGTTCTTATTCATATCTTTTGGGGCTACAGCAGAGTGCTGGGTCGTTGGAGATATGCGCGGAATAAGCTATTCAGAACGAAATAATTTCCATCCGGAAGAAGATGGTTTTAGTGGAACATTCATCATTAAGACAAGCGGTGAAGATGCCAGCATCACATATTCTGGGACAGATGCGGGCGGCATGGCTTACAAAGCATTGTCTAAAAACTCCATCATAGGAATCGGCGCAAATGGCGAAACTCAACGCGTTATCGACTCATGGGTAATACATCCTACTGGAACAGTTTTAATGTCAAAAACCATTTCCGGTTATGGAAATATGGATTCAACCAAAGCTTTTGTTGGGAAAGTAAAAAGAAAATGTTAGCGATTGAATCCAATTTCCCATACGTTACTGCTGTGTTGCCTCAGTGGCAAGCAGCGGTCTGATGGCATTTGCAGCGTTACTTAATGCTCTTTCATAGGCTGGCGTTCCTGCTTTGGTGTTTGCCAGACGTAAGAGCGCATTCCTGGTCATAGGGCTTTCATAAACCCTCGACATAAGGCCAATCCCTGTTTCCCCAGCCAATAGCGCGCCTCCGGTTTTTAGGTTACCAATAACCCTTACCAAAGGCGCGAGTGTCATGCCAGTCTTCGTCACAACATTAGCCTCAGATGCTCTTTTGGTAGCATCGAGAATAGATAACATCCCCTCTATCTCTTTTCCGTTCTTCCCACCAAATACAGTTTTAAACACCTGACCATTTGCTTGTTTTTGCAGCTTGCCAAGCTCGGTCATCATTTTCTGAGGGCTGTCACCTACCTTGTCAGCTATTTTGCTGATATATGCCGCCCTTAGCATGTCTTTACCTTTTTGATCGAGTTTCCCGTACAATCGAGCTATATCTGACCCATATTGTCCATACACAATGGTATTTACAGCCTCGGGAGTTAAATCTCCTTTGTTTAGAACGTTTTTAAGGCGCGTTTGAGTTGCATGTGTTGCCATTTTTGCATAATCAGCTTTTCCCGCTCTCCATGCTGAAGCATCTTTTGGGCTAAGTCCTTTCGCTATAGATTTACTAAGGCTATTGGTTAGCGAGTTATAGACCCTGTCGACCATTGTTTGCGACATTGATGGCAGAACTGTACGATCGCCTTTTACGTCAATGCGGAACTGAGTTCTCAGCTTATCAAGTAACTCAAAGGCATCATCTCCATTTGTTATCTCCTGAATGGCATTCTTATAATCATTAAGCGCAGAAATGGTCTGGGTGTCAGAAACACCTTTAAGTTTCCCAAGTTCGTTTACTGCTCCGTCGATAGCTCTTATGGCGCCACTTGTATCAACTGGCTTTCCAACCATTCTTCCTGACAGGCTGTTTAGTTTTGACTTGGCTAACGATTTTTCCCTTGCAACGCCTGACTTTAGACTATCAACGACTACAGATGGATCGTAGTCGCCGTATTTTTCGGTGAAGCGATTAACAAGCTTGGTTCTGGCATCCTGCTGTGCGGCTCTCATTGGTCCAGTACCAGCTATGACTCCTTCTGAGTAACCCTGCAGTTGATTGCCAAGTTTTGTTTTTGGAGAAACTACATCCGATGTCATAACTGGTACATCTGCCGCAGCGGCACGCTTGAGCAATTGCTGATCTGCTGGTGATATTTCGCCACGAACAGCAGTAATTCCACGCCCTATTCCCTTTGCTGCTGCGGAAAGAACCCCCTGAGCGGCAAGGTTAACTCCGGCATTTTTAGCTGCATTTTGTGCGAAATCGCCCTCCTGATTTGCAGCATCAGCAAGAGAACCTGCAATCATGTTTCCTGCGGAACCGATATCTCCAGCGAGCTTTGCTGGCGCTCCAGCAGCTTTTGCCGCTGTGCCAATTGGCAGGAGATACCCACCAATTGTTTCACCAGCTTGCGCGTAAGGGTCTGTCGGTCGATCGACTGGACGATAAACATCATCCAAAACCTTGGGGCCACCAAGCCCCTGGCTGATTGCATTAATCAGGCTTGCGCCGCCCTGTAATACGTCGAATGGTATGTTTACCAGACCACGACCAGCCTGTTCTGCAATTTGCCCTGCACTTTGACCACCAGTGAGCCAATCGCCAGCTTGTTGCATTAATGATGGTTCTTCCCGTGTTGGTGCATTATTGGCCTGATTAACTGTTTGTTGCTGAACAGCCTGACCAGCAAAATACTCATCAATGGCGGTGCCAATATCTTCCGTGCTCGTACCATCAGGGAAGGTAAATGTCTTACCGTTTGCAGTTACTTTCATCATTCCACCGTAAATTGAATGCCTGATTTTGAGGTATATGATCCAACCTGATTCCGTGGTTCACCTGAAGGTGTCGAATCTTGTGCTGGCGCTGCGTCAGTATTCATTGACATATACCGCTTAACGGCACTCCCCAATGATTCACCTTTTTTAACATCCAACCCCAATATCTGACCGCCATTACGCGATTGTCCAGGGTTGCCATTCGCGCTCATCCACTCGGCTTTAAACTCATTAAACTGCGCGTTTCGTCGCTCAAGGTTTGCCATAGCATCAAGCCATCTTGCGACCGTCTCAGGGTTATCCATGTCAGTTGGTGCACCCTGACGAACGATCTCAACGTCTTTATCCGTTGCGGGGCCGGGAGGTAGGAATTTAAGAACCTGACTGTTAACAAGGGCATTTTGGCGAATGCGCAAATCACGCAATGTCGTATCGCTTCCGGTAAGTTTTGCGAACATGTTCTGTGCGTTACCGAACAAACCTGTCGTTGGTTTTTCTGCTCTGAACTGTTGAGCAAGCGCACTCATAGAATTGGCTGAGTTTGATGATGCTGTGGCATTGTTTACAGCCGTCTCGATGGCTTTTTCCATGTTTACTGACAGCTTAGGTGCTTCACTAATCAACTGCTGAGCCTTTTCCTGCGCTTGCTGCATCTTAAACCCGAACTCTTGCTGATCCAGAGCCAAGCGTTGTGCTGCGATATTGTGCCCAGTCATTGCTGACTGATAGGAAAGGTTTTGCCCTCTCGCCTGAAGTGCTTCACCAGCCTGATTGCTGCGGATTGTCTCTGCCAGCCTGCCTCGGTCAATTTCACGACCAGCCATCTTGTCCTGAACATTGAAGTAATCAATCGGACCGAGAGCAGCCATCCCAAGGTGATCAACAAACTCACCAAATCCTGAAGGGTTTTGCTGATACATCTGAGCAACGCTGTTAGGGTCAACACCGACGCGAGTCAGTTCCTTGGCGTTGTTTTGCAGCCATGATTGCATTGCTTCTGGAGACGATGACGCAAGGCGTGCGCCAGCCGCTAATGTGCCGATAGAATTACGCTGGTCTTCATCAATGAATCCCATGCCTTTACGAACGGATTCAATCTGGTCTGGATATTGAGTAGCCAACTGACGCAAAGCACCGCGATCACCAGACGCATAAGCATTAGCGTATGCCTGCTGAAATTCTTTCTGCCGCTGAGCCTGCTTTTCCTGCTGAAACACCCCCGCAATACCTGAAAGGCCTTGCAAAGCAGTCAGCCCAACATTGTTAGCGCCTGAACGCTCAATATCATTGTTCTGCCTGATAAGCTGAAGCGTATTGCCGATGTCATTTACGCTCGGAGCGTTTGAGTTGACGCCGCCGATACCAGCCAACAATCCGCCGTTTGTTCCTTGCCAAGTAGCCATGATTACCCCTTAAAACAACGAGCCAAGCAATCCGATACCAGCACCAATGCCAGCGCCCCAAGGCGTTGATGTTCCCAAAAGGCTGGCAAGACCTGCACCGGCAATCGCACCAGACGCACCTCCGCCAATAGCAGATTGCATTGCTGATGGTCTGTTGGCATTTGCCGCTGCAAGAGCCGCACTTTGCTGCGAAATCTGACTCATGTTGTTGGCATATGTCTGCCCGGCGTTTGCCTGACCTTGCAGAGCACCAAGCCCAATATTTGCCAGATTCTGGTAGTTGTTCATCTGACCAGATAGCCATTGCTGACCAAGCGTTGGTGCGATTGTTGCTAACTGATTACTGGTTGCAGTGGAACCCAATCCACCTGTTGCTTCCGCTGCCGCCAGACTCTGATAGCGAGCCTGACCAGCAAGGTCTTTGTACTGCTGAGAGTTGTAATACTGGTTAAGCGCCTGACCTTGCCCCTCCAGAGACGATAAGTTCTCAAGGCTGCCGACATACTTCCCAGCCAGAGGAGTAAACGGCTTCAGGTTGTTCATGATGGTGTTGAACTGCTGATTTTGCAGGTCTGCGGCATACTTCTGAGTTTCTGCTGCATACTTTGCGCTTTTATCGGCTCCACCTTTCCCGCCTTTTTCAGGGCACCAAGGTTCCTCGCCGCGCAGTTTTCTGCCCAGCTTAAATGCATATAACATGGCTATCTCCCGTGATTCAGGAAGTCGATTAGTTCTTCGCGTGTTGCGCTGTAAAACGTCACGTCATCCACGCCTTTGAAGTATTTCTTGATGGTTCCTACACGATTAAGGCCAATCATTGCGCAGTACATCTGCCCGTGGCGGAATTTGCGTGCAGCGAACGATGTGACACACTGAACAGTGGTGTTAGTCAGAATGTATCGCCAGAACTCCAGCCCGATTTCCTTGCTGAAGCCGCGAATCTCTGGCAGGTACATGGCGTGGCAATCGAATGTCAGCGGCTGAATCTCCTGATAGTAAACAATGCCGCCAAACTGACCGTGCACGTTCACCTCAAAGTAACGGCATTCAGGTTTGTAGTAGTATCCATCACCGTTGTTGCTCCCGGCGATAATGTCAGGGTGATTTCCGACTGCTTCTATCAGGTCGATGTTTCGCGTTGGTTTGAATGTAATCATCACTGCTCCGCGATTATCTTGATGGTTGTGGCAGTAAACGCCGCACCATTCGACTGAATGGTTAACGTACTGCCATTTGTGGCAAGAAAGCCGTCTTTATCCACGCTGAAGAACGTAGCTAACAGGATGTTGTCGGTTGTTGTCGCCGAGTTGCGACTGCTTACCAGTGTGTCAGGAACAGAGCCGGAAAAGGTTAGCTGCATTGACCTGTTGGCGGTTCCGCTGGGCCACGTCCCGACGATCGACAGCTTGAAGAACAAGGTTTTGTTCTCGTTGAACACAACCATCTTGTTGTTAACGGTGTCGAAGAATGGTGCCAACGTGCCGGATGACGGCGTGAGCGTTTTCAGCAGGCTAACAAGGTTGGTCGGCGCTGTCGGGATGGTTACAGATACGCCAGAGTAAACAACCTCTGACTTCTTGCGAGTAGTGGCATACTCCAGAGCATCGATGCGCGTTTCATGGTCTGAAACCTGCGATTCGAGCGACTGAACTCTGGTATCAAGCGACGCAATATCGCTTTCATTCTGAGCTATTCGTGTTTCATGTTCCTGAAGAGTTGATTCTGCCTGGCTGATTCGCTCCTCATGATTAACAAGCGTTGCTTCCGCAGCAGAAATTCGCTGCTCATGGTCAGCGAGAATCACATCCTGCTCATCGTTCCTAACCTGTGCATCATAAGCGCCCTGTCCGGCCTCGTTGGCCTTGTTAGCCACGTTACCAACATCAGTGCCCTGTGCGATAACGTAAAGCAGATACGACTGCGAGAAGATATTGCGTGGAAGGACTGATGTGTCGAGCCGTGTAGCCTGAACAATAACAGGTGTATTGAGATTCGAATCAGCCATTACTCAATCCTTATCTGGCAGCCTGACAGAGTGACAGGTGACTTCGTGATAACGCGCAATTTGAAACCAATGTTTTTCCTGATGCGCCCTACTTTCTTCCACAAAACGCGTTTGTCGTAAACGAACGGTTCATTCTGCTCAATCATCTGCTCACGACCGTAATTGATGCCGTCAGTGGTTGCAGAGAGAAAAAGGCGGTCGGCGTACTGCGCAACACCCGTCGATGATTCCACCTCCAGATCAAAGCATCTGGCGTTATCTGCTTTGAAGAGTGGAGTAAACAGCAGGTGTTCCTGTTGAAGACCATACTGGCTGCTGATATCGAACTGCAGTTTCCCGGTCACGGATTCCAGCTTATCGCCGCACGTTATCTGATTGCCTTCGTAAATGAAGTCGATAGCGCGGTACACATCGTCATACAGGCCTGTTTTCAGCACACACCATTGCGGACCATTTGCGCTTGAAGATGCGTCGTACACGAGAGCATGGCGAGGAAGGTGGATAATCAGCAACTCATGAGCATCAAACCGCAGCGATTCCATCACACCATCAGCCAGTTCATCAGCAGTGTAGGAGCGGAGGATTTTCTCAATGCTCGCGCTGGCGATTGGTGATACCTGACCGGAGCCGATGATGTATACAGACGGCGCACCTGTTGCCGGATTGCTGATGAACGCATAAGAATCAGCGAATGGCGTTTTGCAGTAAGTCCCGGCAATACCTTTCTGCACCATCAGCGATGGCTGTGCGACATACAAAGCGGCACCAACGGTGGTTGCACCAGTCAGGGAGAAATATTCAATTGTCGATGAACCAAAGCAGACGATAAAGTCTCGCCATGTACCTATGCCGATGATGCCGTCAGGCTGCGATTCTGCACGATATTGTGCGCTGTAGCGGTCAGGGTGCGATTCGTCTTCAAGGTCAGTGATAAACCATGAATCAGTACCGTCTTTTGACCACGCATAACGCCCACGTAAGCGCGTAATGTCGCGAACTGAACCTAACTCATACTGCGTAAAACCGCTGTCTGTAGGCCAGTTTGAGACGGTTTTAACAGTGCCATCATAGCGATACTCGACCAGTTGACCATTAACACCTACCGCCTGTGATGTCCGACCATGCGCCATTGATACACGACCACTTCCGGCGACGTCACCGACTTCACTTTCTCCTTTGTACAGCTTGCCACCACACACGCGATAAACAGCATTCTGCGCCATGTTGTACTCGACGCCTCGCGATACTCCGTTCACATCAGAACGTTTGGCAATGCCCGGGAATGAGCGAAGATATCCGCTGCTGTTCAGGATTTCTTTGGGTGTAGCCAACATATTCACTGGCAGATAGTCGATATAGTCGGCGTTTCGAAAGTCTTTGCCGACACCTTTCATAAGCGGAAGTTGCTGAATCGGCATTTATTCACCTCACGTACTCGGATCATCTTTCTCGATGTAAAACCGATTCCACGTAAACGCGCTTTTGTTACCACTACCGCGAGGCATGTCATTTCGCCGCTCAAGTGGTGGTATTTTGGTTAAAGCGATACAGATTGTTTGATATGCACTGTCAGCAGCGGTAAGGAGAGCGTCTGACGGCTGAATGACGTTATCCATGCACACTTGCACAGCGAGTTTCAAAGCGACGCCATCATTTGCCCATGCAGGGATACCTGAATCATCGTCAGGCAACGGCATGATGCCGTTTTCTGTATCAGCAAACTGATACCCAAGCTCGATACCTTTCGCCTGCCATGCTGCCATCATGTCTTCGAGGTCATTAATGGAATCTTCAATTGCCTGAGGGTCGGCATCTGTCAACGTGGCATTGGAATACAGCCCGGCTTTTCGTAAAGCCTTAAGAACGAGATCACCCTTCGTTTTCGCCATCTTCTTCCGCCTTAGCCACTTTATGCTTCGTTGCGGTTTCTTCAGGAGTTTTTACCCAGCCTTTTTTCAGGTGAGATTTAACTTCTTCGTCATCAACAATGATGTAATCGACAGCAAACTGACCACAGGTGATCATGTTGCCAGGCTTATAGAGCATTGTTCGTGCCATTGTCTTCTCCCAATAAAAATGGGGCCGAAGCCCCACCAAAATTACTGCCCGGCAATAACGATGCCCGTATATTCAGGAACAAGTACAGAGCAACCATACAGAGTGGTGAAACGAGCAGTGGTTACGCCTTTGATGTGGTCGAAGGCGTAAGACATGATCAGCGTAGCGCCCTGCTCGGTGGTTGCTGTCATTACCTGTGGACCCTGACCAGTCGGGAACGCCAGTTTGCCGTACATCAGCTCAACAGAACCATCAGCCCAGAATAGGTTAGCCGGTGCGGCATTTTTGTTGAGAATGGTAATTGCTGCACCATTTGCCGCGTTAGCATCAACGTTTGCATATGGTCGGCTGGCGACATCCGCGTTGTCAGGCGGCAGAATTTTCGGGGAGATAGTTACTGTCGTTCCGCTTACTGCCAGAACGCGGAATACCTGCGGCTGCCCGGTGGTATCTTTGGTGATCTGGTGTACAGAATTCACCCCTGCGATGGTAAACGCATCGCCAACCTGCAAACCTTCAGCAGATACCGTAATGGTCCCCTGTCGGTTATCCACTGGCATATCGTTAGCATCTTTCGCTTCAACCTTGTGCGCAGGTGCTGCTGCCAGCGTAATGGAAGTTGCTGTACCCTTCGGAACACGACCAGAAATATCGGTCTTGTAGCTATCGAAGGACGCAACCGGAGGGATTTGCGCTTTTTCGTATGCTGTCAGGGTTGCGCCCTGAGCATAGGCACGGTGACTAAGCTCGCCAGCAAGGTCTTTGTAGTTGAAGGGGTTCCAGAAAGAGCGACGGTTGATACCCTGAGGTACACCAATCGCCGTCATGGTGGCATCAATACCTGCCGCACAGTTCCACAAATCACGGCCCTGTGAACCTGTGGTTGAGTCAGCCATCGTGATCACGTTAGTAGCACGCTGCGTAACCATGGAAATCAGGTCAGAGTCAATCTGTGCAGCAAGGCGCATACCTGCGGCGCGACCAGCTTCAGTTTTATGTTCCGGGTCACGCATTTCACGCGCATCCAGAGTGTACAGAATGTTTTTCGGCTCCTTGAACACAGAAGGAACAAGGCGCTGAACCAGTGCTGTTGGCGTTTTGCCGCTGAGGTCTAGGCCTTCCTCAATGTTCATGTGGTAATGCTGCGGACGATACAGAACATCACCTGCTCGCTGCATTGCTGTATCACCGGGACGGAATTTTTTAGCGTTACGGGAAACTACGCAGGCGGCCTCAAAGCCTTCAACGTAGTTTTCGAACATGATTTCAAGGTCTTTTGCTAATTGGTTAGCCATGCTTAATGCTCCGATAGGTTATTTTTTTGCCTTTTTGGCGGCGAAATACGGCGTCCAGTCACCAGTTTCCAGCGCCTTGGCTTTCAGTTTGTCGAGGTTATTGATTACTGCGCCGTTGCTCCCCTTAACTGTCGGGGTTGTGGCTGCCGTGGTTTTTGCTTTTGGCATGATTCTGGCCTTCGATTCGATACGTTCCAGCAGACGACCAATTGCTACGGGGTTGGTAGCTTCTGCCAGTTGCTTGCGCAGTTCAGCGTTGCGACCGAGTGCCAGAACAACGATCTCCGGCTTCTCTGACTCAAACAGGATCGCGTTTTGTGTCTCGATTGGGATTTCCTCGAGTACGGCCTGCTCAGCTTCCTGATAGCCAGGAACTTTGAGAGCCTTAACACGTTGCTGATATTTGGATAATCGCTCTTGATAGGCAGCCTGAAGCTCCTGCTCCTTCTGCTTGCGAGCCATCTCCTGTTGCTGGTACTTGCCGTTATCCTCTGCCCACTTAGCCATGCGTTGCTGGTAGATTTCTTCATCGAAACCGATGTCCTCATCATCCAGTTTTGGCATTCGCGGTGGTTGAGTGATTACCGGCTGCTGCTCGACGGGTTTCTGAGACTGACGCATCAGCTCTTTCAGCTCGCGGTCTTTCTCTTTAATCGTCTTGCGCAGGTGTTTTACCAGTCCATGCTCTGCGCCATCTTCGCTGGTTGGCGAATCCAGCTTTTCGTCACCAAAGTAGAATTCCTGTTCTGATTCGTCGTCATCAGTTTCAGTAGCTTCCTCTGCATCATTGCCGGAGGACTCACTGCCATCTACTGTTTCGACTTCTTCAGCCAGTTCGACATCATCAGGAATCTGCTCTGACGCGTCGGTTTCGATTTCAACTTCTGGTGTGTTTTCTGCCATCTGGTCCATTTGTTACCCCTGTTTACTCGATGTTCAGCCCATCGGAAGGCAATAGGGTGCCAGGCCTCATAAAGACAGCCATTGCACGTTATGGGTTAATTACTGCTGTGGTTGTTGCTGAGTTGATTTTTGCAGGATGCTGCTGATGTCCATGCGCTGCGCATGGCCCTGTGCCTGACTTTTCAGGACAAGCTCTGCATCAGCACGGGCATTATCTCCTTGCTGTTGCTGGAACTGTCCGAGCAGTTTCAGAGCCTCGCGGATATCAGATTTCTGCTGACTATCGGCAGATGCGAGTATTTTCACAACATTTGCCGCTGCAACCTGAGCATCAGTCTGTGCCTGGAATGCTTTAACCTGAATGGCTGCCTGTTCGTTCTGCGCTTTCTGCAATTCAGCCTGGCCAGCAAGAAGCTGACCTTGCGCAGCAACCATAGCCGGATCTGGCTGACTGGCCTGTTGTTGTTTCGCCTGCTCAACCATTTGCTGTTCTTCAGGCGTTCTCGGCTTGATAACGCCAGACAGAAGCAACTGATTGCGGTTGTATTCTTTCAGGTCGTCCATCCCTTCGCCGTCCATATTGTCGAGAATCATCGACGATACAAGGTCGTGCTTCGGCGTTCCTGGTGGGATAAGTGCCAGCATGGAAAGTAACGACTTAACCGTTGCATCACGGCGAGTAGCGAACGACTGACCGACATCGACAGTCACTTCATAGTTACCCTGCGAAAGGTCGTTAAGCGCGATAACCTGCCCTGTCTGACGGTCAACCACTTCACCAGTCATCAGCGCCACGTCATCGCTGTCGTCCTCATTCACGATACGCATCGGCGTATCACTGCCATAGACCTCACGCGCCATAGAAAGCCACACAACGCCAGCGCGACGCATGGATTTAGCCATGTTGTCCATGTAGATATAGGACTGCGTGTCCATCCGGTTAAAGATGCTATCAACGGTATCGGTGGCGACGTTGCTCGGCATGTTCTCAAGCTGCGAAGCCCCGGTAATTTGCTGAATAGCCGTTCCGGTGTACTGCAATAACCCGGCAAGAGCAGGAGGCATTTGTGTCGGAGGTGTATAACTGCTGACCTGAGCCTGCGCAGTAATATCTCCGTTTTTGTTTTTCAGACTTACCATCGGCAGGAACGCCGGGCGCTTTTTGTTGCGCTCCGCCCAATGATTGGCGAGAGGACCAGGAATCATGTCAACATCAACTACAGGAATGCCATCACCGCCAGCCTGAGTAGCGTTATCTGCAATCATGGAAACCATCAGGTTCTCAAGACGCTGTGCATCCATCGCTTTTGCTGCGTGGCCTTCTATTCGCTCCTGATTATCAACAAATGAGCGACGCCCATATACCGGGATGAGAGGAATATGTTCGCCCGGAATACGCTTCGGTTCTTCCAGCCATTCAGCGCCAGACAGAAGACCGCAATAAACGCGGCGCTTCTTCACCGTTCGCTCGCCAATCAGTTCGAATGCACCATCGGTCAGCTCGTCGACAATATCTTTGATTTGCTCTTCATCATAGATTGCCGTTTCTCCGCTGACAGGATTGCGCCACGCCGTGAGCTTCACCTTCTCTATGCGAACTTCGTAGTAGCGTCCAACATAGATGGCATCAGGCGTTGACCAGTCATACTGAGTACCAGTGTCATCACGAGAAAGACTTGCCGCGATGGAGTCAGGGTATTCAGCCTCGAACGCTTTAGGCGTCATGGAGAACATTTCCATAGCCCACATAGCATCAGAGCGGTCATATTGCTTGCTGTCCTGATCGAAGAAGACGCATGTCGCTGGGTCGTAAACAGGAAGAAGGCTTATACGGCGCTGCTCGTTACTCGGATCCATTTCATCTTCGTAATCGGCACACATGCGGAAACAACCGAATCCGCCCGTTACAGCATCATCAAATGCGTTATCACACGCTTCGCCACCGGATGTTTCCTGATAGTCAGCGCGGAATTTGCCGTTCATCTTTTCGGCTAACGCTTCCGATGCCTTATCGTCCTTCGGCCTGAATTTAACGCTGATGCGATTCTGTCGATACTCGCCAATGATGCGATCACATTCACGGGCAATCTTATTCAGCTCAAAGCGCGGGTAATGCTCAAACCTTCCTTCATCAAATGAGTAACCAGCGTTTGTGCTGCCTTCCCACTGTGCGCCGGATACCCGGACGAAACGTTGAGCCTCAATAATCTGCTCACGCATATCCTGCGTTGCTGACCAGGCATTATCAAAGTTGCACAGCACCTTGCGATGCCAGTCAGTCATCTTTCTATCATCAGCCATCATCCAACTCCGCAAGGTATGTTGTAGCTTGAGTAATCAATCTCTTTAGGATCTTTGATGTCTCGCATCTGTATTGCAAAACGCCTCATCATGTAGCCATAGCGAACAGCAGAAAGGATGTCGTCATTTAGCTTGACGATCCTCCCGTTCTCATCGCGGTGATACAGGCGAAACTCTTCAAAGAATGGCTCGCAGGTGTTAAATACCTTGAAACGACCGTCGAGCATCATGTCGCGTATCTCTGCTATCCCGGGTTCGACCGCATTACCTCCATCAGGCCATGTTGCATGATCTGGCAACATGTCGAACCCAGCGTCGGCGTATTGTTCCTTGAGCTGAGCGCCGCCTCCCTTTTCGTGCTGATGCCCGTCATGAGGCCAAGCCGTAGGGGTGTTTTTGCTCCATGCTTTAACAGCACTCCATGCCTCTGTCGCCTTCTTCTGTTTGGCCTTCCAGACGCGAGAAAGATAAATCACGTCCTCGTCTTTATCCCACCAAAGCTGGATATGTGCCTGTGGGTGATCCCATCCGAAGTCCATTGCATTGATGACGTAGAAGTGATCAGGACACTCGAACGGCTGACACTTAATCGTCTCTTCCGGTATCTGGAAGATTCGACCGCTACCCATCGTTGGAATACCGCGAGCACGCGCCTCTCTCTCATGCTCAGGATAGGATGCGATGATTTGCTCTTTCTGCTCGTCGGTGTAGTGCTCTGCGTCATAGATGGTCATGTTGACCACTTTCTGCGACTTGCTGGGATTCTTCAGGAACTTGGTAACAACGTCAGACATCCCCATCAGCGGGGTAAACGTCAGAATTGAGAATTGCCCGTATTTGTTGGTACGGGTAAGACCTTCGCCATAAATGCTGTATGGTGGCTCTTCGTCAAACCACACGCCGTGGATTGTGTCACCCTGCCAGCGAGCACGGCCTTGCGAGTATGGCTTGAAGTAGCAGATTGAAATGCCATCTTCAACGCCATCAGCCGTGTGATGCTTAACCAGAAGATGATCAACAAGGTTCGGAAAGAAAGGAGACTTCTTCCAGCTAATGATGTCTTCTTTCGGTATGGAACCGTAGCCAGGCTCATCATTCTCTTCGATACGACCGCACAGGATGCGTTGAGTCGTTTTGGTTACAGTCTCGTTTGTCTCGCCACCAATCCAGAAGACAACAGGCTCATAGAAACGCTTACCTTTCCACTCACCGCCATATTTACCATCAGCAGGATAGCCTTTTGTGCCCGGATAACGCCCGGTAAGGTGAAACGCGACTTCAGCAGCACCAGTAAATGACTTACCAAGCTGGTTGCCAGCCATAAAACATCGCTCTGGATAGTCATGCCCGGCGTCGATGAACTCACGCTGTTTGCTGTATGGCGTAAATTCATATAGCAGGTGTGTGTTCCGGTAGTTCTCTTCTTCTTCGAGTAGCTCGAGCAACTCGATTTGCTCTTCGTCGCTCAGGTTATCAAGAATCGCGTCCAGTTCCACGGTTGAATAGCTCCTTGATACGAGAGCGTCGCTTATCGCGATCTCCCTTATCAGGTGTCACGTCTTCAACTTGCGACTGCTCTTTGAGGCCCAAATCACGGGCGATGATGTTAGCGTTGAGAAGGTCAGCGGCTGCGCCAGAGAATTTCTGGTCGTAGATGACCTGCTCTGCTCGCGTAACGACTTCAGATAAATCTTCTCGCAGGCGATATGTGCGCCATGTTTCAAGCGTCACATCAATGAACAGAGTGAGGCCTGTAATGGTCATCGCTCGCATCTTGGCGATAGGTTCTTGTATCACTTCACCCTGATACGAGAACGCCTTCATCTCCCATAGCGGGTTAGCTTCTACCCACTCGAAGTATTCACAACAAGCAGCCCACAGCGCCTCAGGCGATTCGAATTTAGGATTTCGCCCATGACTACTGCGGGCCTCCCAAAATCGGTTGCCCTTTGGTGCTGCCATATTGATTATTTCCCTTCTGCTTGCTTATCCCATTCATCGCGGAATTTGGATGGGTTGTCGAAACCTTGAGTTGCCATGTTTATGCTCCGGTGGTGAACAGGTCTAACGCTTCCTTCGATTTACGCACCGCTTCGATAGTGCGGGTCGTGATATCTGAATTAGCGCCGCCTGACTGGAAGTGAATTTTGAATAGCTCAAGCTTCAGTTCGTCAGTGCCAATGAACTAAAATGCTTCCTCTGCGGCTGCGTTCTGGTTCATGACCAGCTTGTAAATCTCTAACTGGAATTTCTGTTCTTCAGTCATGGGAATAATCTCTGCCAT